GCTAAGTTTGTAGAAGAAGTCCTAGAGGACATGGATCACACTCTTGATGATCACATCTCTGAGGCTCTGTCGTTCTTAACCTTTGGGTTTATGGCTTTTGAGGTTGTCTATAAGAGGCGTATAGGACCTTACGAAAGATCACCTAAGAAGCGGTCTAAGTATTCAGATGGACGCTTTGGTATCCGTAAGATATCCGCTAGGGCACCTTGGACGATAGATAGGTTTGATGTAGACCAGAAGACAGGAGACACCTTAGGCTTCTACCAGAGTGTTTCTAGTGGCTTTAGCACTAACTACATCCCTATCCGTAAGTCTATTCTCTACCGGACGACAAGCATTAATGGTGATCCCACAGGACGTAGTGTCCTAAGGAATGCCTACACAGCTTACACAAGGCTGAACACTGTACAGCAGTATGAGGCTATTGGGATTGAGCGTGAGTTAGCTGGTATCCCACATGCTGAGGTTCCCTCTGAGTATCTATCCCCTGATGCCACTGAGGATCAGGTAGCCTTTAGGAATAACCTAGAGAGCATACTTAAGGACGTTAAGTTCAACGAGCAGGGGTTCTTAATTACCCCCTCGGATACTTACCCAGATAAAGATGGGGCACCTACTAACCAGAAGTTAGTCTCTGTTCGGCTTATGTCGTCTGAGGGTTCCCGTAACATAGACATTGATCCTGTTGTTAAGAGATACCAACATGAGATTGCTCGGAGCGTCTTGAGCGAGTTCCTCATGCTTGGCGGTGGGTCTAACGGAAGCTACGCACTTTCTAAGTCGAAAACAGACCTCTTTCTCCGCACACTAGAGAGTTACATCCAGACTATTGTTGACGTGCTCAATAAGCAGTTGGTTGAACCCTTGTGGCGTATCAATGGTCTTAACTTTAAGTATCTCCCTAAGATTAAAGCTGGTGATGTTGCACCACATGATCTTAAAGAGATTGCAGCATTCCTTCGTAACCTAAATGGCGCTGACATTAACGTAAGTGAGCAACCTGAGGTCGTGAGTGACCTTATGGATATTGCAGAGCTAGACTTTGATGTAGAGAGCTACAAAGAGAACCAAGAGCGTAACCGTGAGCCTGAGGTAGTACCTGAGCCTAAAGAGGGAGAGGTCTCTAAGGTTCAGTCCTTACAGGAAGAGGTCCTTAAGGCTTCTCTGGAGTATCTGAGAGATGAATGACTTTACCAACAATGTAGCTATCATTAAAGCTGTAGTAGCCAAGGAACTCCTCAAGAAAGACTTCACAGGACGTGAGGGCGACAAAGGGGTTCAAGGTGACAAGGGCGACAAAGGTGAAGATGGTGAAAGCATTGTTGGCCCTCAGGGTCCTGTAGGTAAAGCTGGTCGTGATGGTACTGATGGTGTTGACGGCATGGTTGGTCCTCAGGGTCCTGTCGGCAAATCTGGTCGTGACGGTCTCAATGGTAAAGACGGTAAGGACGGGCTAGACGGAAGCGATGGGCCTGAGGGTCCTGTAGGTAAAGCTGGTCAGGATGGCTACAACGGTAAAGACGGCAAAGGTATCAAGTCTGTTAAAGTAGACACCAACAGTAATCTTGTCGTTACCTATGATGATGGTGAGGTTGCTGTTGCTGGTAAGGTTTCAGTTACCAATAAGACTGAGGTTATCCAGAACGGAGCGGGCCTACCTGTAGGTCACTTTGCTATCCATAGTGTTACCTTGGATGACGACGACAACCTGATCGTTAGGTGCAATAACAACAAGTCCTTTAATATCCCTATCGGCACTAAGAGTATGGGTGGTTATGAGTTCTCTGGGGGCTTCTCAGACAGAACTACAGGACAGACGGGTACAAGTGATGTTGGCTCTAATGTTAGCTACACCTCTGCTGATGTTGCTGCTAATAGGTGGCGTAGGTTTGGTTTCTCCTCTGCTAGACAGATGGCCAATGATCAACCTTACTGGTCGGCCTCAGGTGATCCTGATGAGGCTCCTGCTTCCGGTACTACTGAGTATCAGGGTGTAGGACTATTCTCAGGTGCTTATATGCCCTCTGGTGTTACTTCTATGTTTGATTTCACGCAGGATGATGCCTACAACCAAGCAGTTACTACAGGTGATAATCCCTACACTGCTGCTACAGGTTCTCTTAGTTGGACCCAGTGTAAGGTTGGGGATCTTGCTGAAGTCAGGTTTGACTTTAATATTACCCCTCAGTTCGCAAACACTACGGTAGAGGTTGGACTGATCTTTGCCACTAGAGATGCAGACGACAATATCACATTCACCTTTCCACTACTAACAAACCCCATCTTCTTCGGTCAGGGTTCCGTTGGGAAGACCTTCTTAAACAGACCTTCCATAAGTGCCTACTTCGCTTCACAGGAAGATGTAAACGCTAGGGCATTGCCAGCTATCAGAGCAGATCAGCCAGTCCTTGTACAACCCTTGACGATCTTAACTACTATCAAAAGGTAACTCTATGGCTATCCGTATCTCAAGGAATGACTCTGGTAACTGTATCAACTTCGTGGGTTCTACACAACCTGCTTATTGGAACGCTTGTCTATCAGGTCAAGTAAACTCTGAGGACAACACTCTGGTTGATGTCATTAACGACATTAGGTCAGACAACGGTGGTGATGTAGAGTTTGAGTTCTATGCGGTTCCTTATACGGACTTTGTAGATAAAGAGGGTAACGCCTTCGCTAACGCCACAGACTGTGCTGCATACATAACTGCTAATGCTAACGTTTCGTCAAACACAGGTCGTTTCTCTTTAGGCCCCTTGGACACCCTAGACTTCTCCCTAGATCCCACAAACACAACTATTCTTTTAGACAACGGGGATGCCTTTGCTGCCAACTCAATACGGGCTGTAGCTAATGACTCTGGTTACATAGACATTCTTAAGCACTCTTCCGACATAGTTATCTATGGGGACTTGAGGATAGCAAACGCTACTATAGACAATGTTCAAGTAACTCAGGTTCTAGCAACTGCGGTAAACGAGTTAAACGCCTTGTTCTCCCAAACGGGAGGTCCTTCAGGTGTAGTTCCTGTGATTACCTCTGCTACGACAATAAACCTTACTGAAGGTGATAGCTTAAATTATACTCTGGTTGCTACTAACGGTGTGGGCTATGAGTGGGACAACATCCCTTCTGGTGTCGTTAATGTAGAGGGTAACTTAAGGAAGCTCATTGGTGGTTCTGGCCTTGCGGTAGGTACTTACAACATGACCGCTAAGGCTGTCAACTACTTTGGTGAAGACACTGAGACTATTTCCCTTGTGGTGTCTAGTCCTCCTTACTCAAATACTAAAAGTGTAAACTTCCAGAACCAAGACTACTTAGGTCCAGACTCAAGTTTACCAGAAGCTCAGCAAGCACAAAAGATACTAGAGCCAATCTTAGGTAGGTCAGGCAATGGCAGTGGCTCAAGTGATGCATGGACTATTAGCCTGTGGTTTAAGCCTAGTACAAACACTAATGGTCAAACGGTATTCTACTTTGGAGCCTCTGATGTAACCAACTCGGGGTTTATAGAGGTTAGGTTTATCGGAGGTACGGACAAAATTAGGCTGCGGTACGGATCAAACAACAACTATGTGCAACTAAGCAGCCCTACAGATTCCCTTACTCATAGCTCTTGGAACCACGTTCTTATAAGTTATGATGGTGGTACTACGGGAGCCTCCTCTGGGGACCTCTCAAACTACTACAGCCGTTTCAAGATATTCATTGACGGATCTCAGCAAACTACCTCTAACAGCCACAGTAACTACGGTTACTCTTCTGCCATATCAGGACAGAACCTAAGGGTTGGTAGGTTTTCCTCTGGGAACTACATGAGAGATAACTGTCGTGTAGATGAGTTAGCCATCTGGGGTTCAGACCAGTCTAGTAACATCTCTAGTATATATAACTCTGGTTCTACCCATGACCTTGAAGACTTAGGTACACCCCCTGAGCATTGGTGGCGTATGGGAGATGGTGACACTTACCCTAACATTCAAGACAACGTAGGCAATGCTACATTTGTTATGTACAATATGACCGCTGCTGACATTGTAACTGATGCACCCTAAGGAATAGCTAATGTATGACCCAGATACACTTCCTACAGAGGAAGAGATTAACAAGGCCGATAAGCCTCTGAGGAAGCCCTTCAGGTTGCCTGCTGGCAAGTCCAAGAAGTTTGGTGTTTATGTTAAGGATGGCGACAAGACTAAGAAAGTTACCTTTGGTGATCCTAGCATGGAGATCCGTAGGGATGACCCTAATGCTAGGGCTAACTTTCGGTCACGCCACTCATGTGATACAGCGACAGATGAGACAAGTGCTAGATACTGGTCNNTCTGTGATCACCGAGAAGGGTGAACCAGTGGTTGATCGACAAGGTGACGTAATTAAGCCTAACACTCTTGTTAAAGCCGTGAACAAGTTCATGGAGCATGTACGTGTAGGTAAGCAAATGCATGACGGGGATCAGATCGGGGTTGTCGTACACTCCCTGCCTATTACCAAAGAGATTGGTGATTCCCTTGGCATTCAGAGTGACCGTGAAGGATGGGTTGTAGCTTTTAAAGTCTATGATGATGAAGTCTGGAGCAAGGTTAAGTCTGGTGAACTAGCGGCCTTCAGTATTGGCGGTCGCGCTGTAAAAGGAGAGTACGATGGCAACTGAGTTGCTGGAACTTCAACTAGAGGAACTATCGCTTGTTGACCGTCCGGCCAACGCTGAAGCAATGGTCACTCTCTTCAAACGCGACATCCAAGATGAGGATACTACCAAAATGGATGAAGATAAAGTCAAAGCCTACATGGAAAAAGAACAGTGTACCCGCGCTGAAGCTATGAAGGCCCTTGGTTACGAGATGGAAAAGTCTGAGGACGTTAAGTCTCTGGAAGCAGATATTGAGACACTTAAGGCAGAGAACGAGCGTCTCCGCAAAGGTCTTATTGAGAATGGTTTTGTCATTAAGGCAGAAGCTATTGAGAAGAAAGCACCACAAGAGTTCTTGGACATTGATGGTGAACAAATTAACAAAGCGGACATCCCTGCACCTATCCTGAAGAAGCTGGAAGAGGCAGAGGTTGCTAAGGCAGAGGCAGAGGTTGCCAAGAAGGTTCAGGAGACACTTCCTAACTTTAAGCCTGATGTCGCTCACGCACTTATGAAGTTCGACCTTTCTGAAGATATCCTTGAGGTACTCTCGGCTGCTGACAAGCTGTTTGAAGGGGCGACAGAAGAACTGGGTAAAGCTGACGTTGAAGACCTCAGTGATCCTGAAGTTACACTATCCAAAATGGTAGACGCTTATGCACTGGAGCATGACGTTACTAAAGCACAAGCCTATGCTGGCGTAGCTAAGACCGCTGAAGGCAAGGCACTCATTAACAAGACCTATAAGAAGGACTAAAACTTATGGCTACTCAAGGCAACCAAACCCGCGAGTCCATGATCGCTGGCGCTGACCTCTCGGCGAAGCAGTGGACTTTCGTTAAAATGAACACCACAGACCGTACAGTCGTTTCGGCTGGCAATGCGGATGCTGCTTTTGGTGTTCTCATCAATGACCCTGCTTCTGGTGTTGCGGCTACTGTCGTTACTGCTGGTCGTGTGATCGTAGAAGTTGGCACAGGTGGATTGACTGCTGGTGACAGTGTTGGTGTTGACGCTAACGGTGAAGCTGTTACCGCTGCTTCCTCTGACATCATTGTTGGTATCTGTGTTCAGGGTGCTTCCGCTGGTGAACGCGCTACAATCGACTTCTTCCGTGGCGGCAACGCTGCTGCGTAACCTGAATAAAGGAACTTAATAATGCCTATGCTTACCCCGTCGCAGGTCCACATTGATGCACCTCTGACTAACCTGACCCTTGCTTACTTGCAATCTCAGGACACTTTCATCGCTGATAAGGTATTCCCTACAGTAGATGTTCAGAAACAGTCTGATAAATACTACAAGTACAACCAAGATGAGTTCAACCGTAGTGGCCAGCGTAAAGCCTTGGCACCTCGGACCCGCCCTGAGCGTGTTGGTATGTCGCTGTCGAACGACAACTACTTTGCTGATGTCTTTGGTCTGGCTACAGACTTTGATGAACAGACTTTGGCCAACGAAGATGCTGCACTTGAGACCCGCGCAATGGGTGCCCAAATGCTCACGATGAACATGCTCATTGACCGTGAGAAAGACTTCGTGACTAACTTCTTCTCGGACAACGTTTGGGGAACAAACTGGGATGGTGTCGCTGGTGCCCCTAGTGCTAGCCAAGTCCGTAACTGGGATGACTACACCAACTCTACACCAATCGTAGACGTTCGTAACCTGAGCCGTACTATCAAGCTCAAGTCCGGTGGCTTCAAGCCTAACACAATGGTTGTCTCTAAGGCAGTCCGTGACGTTCTGGTTGACCACCCTGACATCTTGGCTCGCTTGAACGGTGGTTCCACTGTCAACAACCCTGCCTTGATCACAGACGCTAAGTTGGCTGAAATCTTTGAGGTTGAGAACTTCTACATCCTTGAGGCTATTGAGAACACTGCTGCTGAAGGTGCTACTGGTGTAAACGCATTCATCGGTGGTAACGACGCTATGTTGTGCTACACACCTTCGACTGTTGGCCTTCGTGCCCCTGCTGCTGGTGTTACCTTTGCTTGGAACTCCCTGCCTGGGTCGTCTGGTGCTGGTTTGACTGTTGAATCCTTCACAGGTGACTTCCTCCGTGTTGAGGGAATTGCAGAAGAGATCCACGTCAAGATGGCTTACGACATGAAGATCGTAGGTGCTGACCTTGGTGGTTTCATCAACTCTGTTCTGGCCTAATCCAGATTAACTAAAGAGGCACCCCTGTGTTTAGGCATGGGGGTGATCCTCCACTAAAAAGCAAAAGAGAATGATATGAAACATGATGGATATGTACATCCCCCACATCTCGGGTGGCAGGTAGATTGGCCAGTCTTTGTAAAGAGACCCTTTAGTGCCTTCGGTAAACCTTGGAAGATTGAGGAAGAGTTCAACTGGCAACTACAGGTCGGTGCGCAGGAAGATAAGGTAGCCCAGCTATATAAGTCAGGTTACATCTATCACAACCGAGACCTAGAGGTTACTACTAAGGTAGGGGACCGCCTGAGTGAACTGAATAGCCAAAAGTTATTGTCGTTGGTTAAGTTGGTAAATAAGGAAGTCCAAGGTCGGACCTCTAACGATAAAGAGTACAACAACAAGAAAATCAAGCAGTCTAAGATTGACGAAAAACAACGCGCGCTTATTCGTGGATGGCTTAACCGTAACAACTGGATGTTGGAAGATTACTACCGCATTCGAGATTCAATACTGGGTGAATAAGGATACACAGGGATGGCATGGACATACGATTCAACGGACTTAAGTTTAAACACTTCTGCTGGAAGGTTGAATGTAGTTAGGTTCCTAGTTGGGGACACTGACAGCACAGACCAACAGGTTGAGAACGAGGAGATTAATTTCGCTGTCGCTCTTGCCTCTGATGATGTCTATGCCGCTGCTGTTTATATAGCTAATAGTTTATCCGCTAAGTTTGCTAGGTTTGTGGATACTGACCTAGATGGTCAACTCTCAGAGAAATACTCTCAGTTAAGCCAACACTATAAGGCCCTAGCACATACGATTATGGCTCAGAAGTCTGCTGGTGGTAAGGTCTCCCTTGGGGTCTACGCTGGTGGGCTACCTGCTGTTGGTAAGACTAACACTAGGATATCGGAAGAGCACACGTCTGAACTCCAGTCACGGCTACATCTCGTATGCCGTCTTCTGCTTGAAAAAAAAAAACAGTAA